TAGGGTACATAGCTCGCCAAGTGTTTCAGACTGAAGAAGCAAAAGCAGTGGATATGAAGAATGTCCTTGAGCCTATGTATCTGGACTACGTCAAAGCTGGCTGTGAGAATGCTTTCAATAGCATCACAGACCGCCCTGTAGTTGTAGACAAGTGTCGCTCTTGGATTGGTCACCTCGACCAGCTCTTTAAGGTGTGGTCAGACGCTAAGGTGCTTGTCCCTGTTCGTGATATCCGAGGCATCCTCTCCAGTATGGAGAAGAAGCGCAGACAGCATCCCGAAGTATTTAACGGAGCAGAGCAACAGAACCCTCAGAACTGGACAACGATTGATAAGCGTGTCAACGGATGGCTGCAAAGCCCTCCCATTGGAATTGCTATCGAGAGACTCCACGAAGCCAAGGAACGCTTTGGCGACAAGCTTATGTTCGTTCACGCAGAGGACTTAACAGAGAACCCTCAAGACGTAATGAACAAAGTCTGGGAGTATCTAGGCGAAGAACCATTCATCCATAATACATCCAACGTAGTGCAGTATACGCAAGAACACGATGTAGGCTTCCCTTATGGAGACCACGTCATTCGACAAGAAGTAAAACCTTTAAATAAAGACTGGCACGGGACACTCGGTCGCCCGCTGTCAGAGCAACTTAACCAAAAATTTAACTGGATAAACAATTTATGAAATACGCATTAATCAACCCAAGAGGACGCATCCTCCAAACATCAGCAGAAGCATTTAAATTTACTCTAGAAGGATGTGAAGTTACTGAACTTACTGATGAGCAAGCTCTGGAAGTTGAGGCTTCAGTCCAAGGTTTGTTCCTAGTTGAAGGAGAACTAATTTCCTTCAAAGCAAAACGTTGGCTGGAACAGCCAGAGGCTGTAAAAGCATCACTACGTCCAGAGCGTGACCGTCTACTAGCTGCATCCGACTGGACACAGCTCAACGATACTACTCTCCCAGAGGACATACTTGCTGCTTGGTCTGTATATCGTCAAGACCTGCGTGACCTGACAGATGAGATTGATGAGAACGGTGAAGTAGACTTCCCAGAAAAACCCTAATTTAAATGACCGACATTGTTTACAAATCTACCATAGGAACAGGGGGCTTTATCGCTACCATTGAACTAGGTCACATTAACGAACTCTTAGGATTAGTAGTGGGTCTTGCCACTCTAGTTTATATGTCTGCATCCGCAGTTAAGGTAATCAAGGAACTCCTAAAAAAGGATTAATATGAAAGAGATAATCAACTACTTATTGAATAACGCAGACAACATCCTTGTGGTGTTGACTGCTGTTGTATCTTCAGCTTCTGCTATTGCTGCCATTACCCCAACCCCTACTGATAACTCTTGGGTTGCTAAAGCCTACAAAGTTTTGGACTGGCTTGCTCTAAATGTGGGGAAAGCAAAGGATAAATGATTACAACTATTGTTCAATTGCTAATAGCGTTTCCTAAACTGGGAGCGATGTTTCTAAAATTAAGAACTGCATATGTTAAAGAGCTTGCTAATCGTCGTCACAATGAACATCGTTCTCGTATTGATGAGTGGGTGCGCAACGATGAGGGAAAGCAGGATTCCAGAGTTCCTACAGGAACTGAACAACCACGAATTTAACCAACCTCAAAAAGAAACTATTGGAGAGATCCTAGACTACGTAAACGATTTAGAAAACTTTAAATGAGAAAATATGTCTAACTACGAACTTTCACTAACAGCTGGAGAAATTGATATTGCTTTGCAAAAAGCAAGTTCTCCAGATACTTCCCCTCAAAACACTGATAACTTGGTTACTAGCCAAGGTATAAAGACGTATGTGGATACCGCTGTAGCAACTCTTACTGCTCAGATTGCCGCTGTAGCTGGCTCAATTATTCCAGTTAGCACTGCTCATTATTACTTAGAAGGTTCCCGAACACAGGCCAGCCCAACTTGGGTTTATAACTCTAATGGTGTATTTGCCCTTGCAGAAGTATCTGACCCTAGCGGAATAGCAACAGTTTCTGCAGGGCTAATTACTATACAATCAGCTGGCAACTACATGGTAACCTATTCAGGTATGTTCTCAGAGGAAGATGGTGACGCTACCGATTATTATAGAGTTAGGTTTAGAAAAGACGGAAACGCAGTAGTTCCTGAATATCTGGTAGATGAGACTGGGGGGAGCTACCAGACAGCGGTTACAGAGTCGATGCATAGGGTTACTGCTACAACTGCGTTTAATACAACTGCTGCTGGAACTACAGTTGATATGGCTTACTTTAATGTCAGTAAATCACAGATGTTCTACTACGACTTATCCATTACAATCATTAAGCTTTCTTAACTTACATAAATCATGTCAAATTTTATTTTAGATAACACAGCTTCAGATATTAACACAGCTCTTGGCAAAGTGTTAAACCCTGATACATCACCGACTGCCACAGATGCTTTAATTACTAGCGGTGGTGTAAAAGCTTATGTGGATACAGCTGTGGGCCGTGCCTATCCAATTGGTTCTATTTATTTAAATGCAACTAATTCTAGCAACCCATCATCATTGATAGGTTTTGGAACTTGGGTGGAGTTTGGTTCTGGTCGTGTTCCAGTAGGCATAGATTTAAATCAGTCAGAATTTAATACTCCTGAAAAAGAAGGTGGAGCTAAGACGCACACGCTTACTTTAAATCAAATACCAGCACACAGTCACAGTCTTGGTTATTTTGGTAATAATTCTCATTCAGGTAATTTCAAAGCATCAAGCTCAGTAACCAGCCAAGCCGTAAGGGGTACTGAAACAGCGGGAGGAGGACAATCTCACAACAATTTACAACCATACATTGTAGTTTATATGTGGAAACGAACAGCCTAAATTAAAGGTTGGGTTTCTTTTCGGCTAGTGCGCTGGTTCGTATAATCTTGTTATTAGTCCTTGTTTCTTATGGTACTCGAATCCAGTCATTGCTTGCTGGCTTCCGATAAATCCTTTTGATGCGTGCCAAGCGTCCGTAGCTGACAGGGCTGGTAGGTACTCAACCAAGAGACCGTGGTTCTCTACCCAACCACCATTCTGGTCAGATGTTACAAGGCTCTTTCCGTTACGAGCATTCTTGTGATGTACGTGTCCCATCTTTAGGTGACGCCACTTAGTCTTACCCCAAAGCTGAGCAAACTCAGTTGAGATAATACCTTGCCACTTGGTCATGGCTACGGAGTCTCCGTGTGTCCATACCAGTAAGTTGTCTCCCCAGACCATGTGCTTACGAGCTGATCGTTGCATAACAACTTCAACACGGTCGCATTGGGAGTAAGCTGCTCTTAATACTTGAGCAAGCCAGACTTCAGAGTGCCAGCTGTGGTTGCCTTCCAATATAACTACGGTAACCTTTTCAGCTACTTCGGAAGCCATAGCTACAACATCGTAGCAAGCTGTGACTGCTTTTTCGACAACCATATGGTAGCGGCTGTCAACGTCTAGTACGTTACCGCTCATCTCTGTCTTATTACTCCGAGTGTCTGCGTGTAGCATATCACCACCAAAGGTGACAACGATGTGCTCTGGGTTGTTCATGCGACACAGCAGAGCGTCCGTAGTGTTGTGAATACGTTTCACAGCAATGTCCGAGTCGTAGTTTTGACTGTTGGTTTCTCCTGCTTCGGCATACATACCAATGTGCGCATCGAAGCAGCAGATCTCAGCTAACACATCTTTACGCTGACGTGTTACTTTGGGTGCTGGTGCAATCTTTAGTGTTCCCTTGGCTCGTTCGCACAGGGAGTCAACGAAGTCTGTCATAGCTTCTGCATTTGGCAGAAGTCGTTTCCACTCTCGTCGCACCTCACCATCTGGTCCGTACTCGACAGTGGTTTTTGCTACGGATAGATGGTCGGGTGTAATTGCTCCGCTGAGCCAAGGAGCGAGACCTTTGCGTTCAACTCGTTTTAATGATGCTCTAATAGTAGATTCCGCTAAACCCAAAGCTTTAGCGGCTCCACTCTTACTTTTATGATATAGAAAAGCGTCAAGTGCGTTTTGTTCTGGGTCTGTTAGCATAGTTATAAATACTGACTAACGGGTTGTTTTTGTCAAGTTACCTTATAGTTTCAATTAGGTCATCGAGTACCATGCTAGAGAGTTCTTTCTTTTGAAGTAGTCGTTTAAGTATTACTTCATCGAGAGATCCTTTTACTACAAGGTCGATGTACGTACATTTCTTAACTTGACCAATACGATGGATACGGTCTTGGCTTTGTAGACGAGTCTCTAGGCTGTAGTTGTTGGAGTAGTAAACCATTGTAGACGCTGTGTGTAGTGTCAGTCCTTTAGCGGCTGCAGATGTCCCGATGAAGAATTGAGCTGCTCCGCTTTGAAACTTCTCTACTGCCTCTGATCGTTGATTGGATGGGGTGTCTCCGCTGTACACAACCACGCTGTCCCTACCGTACTTTTCAGTGAGTGCTTCTTGTAGGTCTTTAACATTCTGTTTGTATGCACAGAAGATTACCATTGATCCACTGGTCTCAGCAATCTGTAGTAACATCTTTACTCTGTTGTTTTTAAGAGAAATAGTTTCTCCGTCATCGTCAGTGACAAACCCTGTAAGGATCTGATGCAACTTTACCATCTGGGTAAGAGCCATTGTCGCTGTTACTAAGTTCCCTGCTTCAAATTCAATGATACAGTCGTCCTTCATCCTTCGGTACATTCGTTCTTGTTCTGGTTCTAACTCAACAGACACTGTTGAAAAAGTCTTATCTGGAAGATCTAAGCAGTCTTTCTTCTCCAGTCTTAGGCTGAAGGGTTCAAGTAACTTAGTTAACTCTTCGATGTTCTGATACCCAATGATTTTGTTGAATGAACGCTGCCCCATCGTCATTGTAGTCTCTATGGCAAACTTATGCTTAAAAGCTGTGTAGGTCGTATAGGGTATTGCATTCTTATCTAAAAACTTACATTGACTAAATAGATCCAACGGTCCTTGAGTAATAGGAGTTCCGTTTAGTATCCACTTGCAGTCTGCTTTAGCCGAAAGTTTCAACACATTCTTTGTTTGAATAGCCTTTGGGTTCTTAATGCAGGTAGATTCATCAATGATCATATGCTTTTGATTTACAGATGAATTAAGAAACTCTTCTGTAGTTTTATAACCTGCAGTAGTTCTTAACGCTTCCACGTTTATAAGCAGCATACGAGTACTTAGGTTGTTTTTAACAAACCTAGTGTACTCTTGTTTCATTCTTTTAGACTTGATCGGTCCTTTCCAGCAGAACACTTCTACATCTTTAGCATAGTGTCTTGGGATTTCATTGGTTGCCCAGTTGTGGTGCAAACCATTAGGAGCGATGACAACAACGTCTACAACGTCTTTTGCATTTTGGACTACGTCCAATATAATCTTAGTCTTTCCTGTACCCATTTCGCAAAACAAAGCCCCGTAGGGTTTATTAACGAATCGTTCTACTGCGTTCTTTTGGTGTTCAAACGGTGTTGTTTTGTATATCATTGTCTTGTGTATTTAGGTATGTTTAGAGATCTACGCCACTTGTTGTAAGTTTGTGCGTGCAGCCCGACCATTTTACAGGCTTTATCTACGGACTTTCGTTTGTCTCTGAGTGTGTGTACTCTGGCTATTACTGCTTGCTTCTCTTCAGTAGATAAAGTTGCGTTTATTGAATCTGAAACAACAGTTATTACTGGGGGTTGATCTACTTCTTTTGCGTGTTTTTCATTGGACTCTACTTCTTCTGACAGGCGTCGTTCAATCCACCGCATAAAGTTACTTGCACTTTCTGCGGATGTTTCATATGTATCTGATTCCATTGTTATGCTTTTGTTTTGATTATAACTTCAGATGTAGTTGTGCCTTCTGTGGGGTTGCACACTACGTTGAGTATGTTGGTGGTTGCGCTTCCGCCGTGTTTATCGGCGAGCTCAAGTAATTCAGTTAGTAGTTCTTCAAGTGTCATGGCATTTCGTAAAATCTAGAGGTTACAGGATGATGTACGTAAAGGTGTTTCATTGCTCTAGTCACTGCAACATAAAAAACTCTGTGTTCGTTGTCGGGATCTTGAGCAAAACCTTTACTAGTCATCTCAACCATATCTGGTAAAATTACTACGTTATCGGCTTCTCTACCTTTTACAGCGTGAATGGTGTTGATTTCAACGTTTCCGCTGTCCTGAAGCTTGCCATCAGCGTCTGCTTTCATTAGGATATCACGAGCTGTATCTGACATCTTAAATACTTTGTCCCAAGATACAGTGGTTCTTAGTCCGTAGTTAGTAGACAGCTCGTGTTTGTCGAACATCTCTAAGTCAGGCATAGAGTCCATAAGCTTCTTAGAACCTCGGGCTACGGCGACTCCGCTGGGCAGGTACTCTCGGTACAGAACTTTTAGGTCTTTTACATATACCTTAAAGCCCTTCCTTAGCTCTTCCCATAGATTAATCATCCTGATTGTATCTGCGTTGAATAGGGAGCAGTCTCCGCCTGATACGAATAGCTGTCTTCGTTTAATCAGTAGGTTTTCAAAGTATGGAAGGAATGCTCTGTTACGGCAAAGAAGCAACCAAGAACCTTTGGAGAAGTCTAGGTCGTTTAGACCTTTGATCTTAGTAACCCCACCGTCTTCCTTCACGGTATTAATAGTGTAGTCTTGTTTCTGAG